CCTTGTGCGAGCCGGCTCTATCAACGATAAGTGGAAAGCTTAAATCTGGAAACTCTGATTTGTATTTTGATTCTAATTTATCTTTTAACTCTAATGAAACCTGCTTACGATCAGGCTGGGGTGTGTAAATTGTTAAAGCTTTACCCAAAGAAATCGGGGGGTGATTATCAATGTGTTTTTGAACATTATCAATTTGCTTAATCAAAGGCAAAAGATCGGAGTCATAAATTTCAGGAGCGTATGTAAGAGCCTCCAAAATCATCTCCATCAATAACTTTGGAGTGATGTTTAGTTTCTTTTTAGCATACTCTTCTTTAAGAATCTTTTTCAAATCAGACATAGTTTTACCTCAAACAATAATGTCAGCGATGCCATACTTGACCGCTTCTTCTGCTGATAAATAGATGTTTACCTTTTGTTCCAGTAACTTTTTCATCTGCTTCTTGGTCATCTTGGTCTCTTCGACCAATCTTTCGATGTAGAGGTCTTGAAGATCCTGAATGGCCTCCATCTCGTTGATAAGGTTTGGAAGCGAGCCGTGGTTACCGGCAATCACAGAATGGATCATCACTCGGCAGTTGCGTCCAATCTTTCTTTTGCCTTTTGTTCCGGCAGCAAGAATAAGAACACCAGCGGACATAACTTTGCCCATACCGATGGTCACGATGTCTGTGTCTTCTTCAACGATCTTCATCATATCATAAAGAGCAAACATATCATCAGCAGATCCACCGTAAGTGGAAAGGTAAAACTCGATGTCTCTTTTATTCTTTGGATCTTCTTCAAGTTTATTCATCTCGTTCATGTAAAGAAGACCATGGATAATCTCTGTAATCTTCTCATCTACAACCTCACTAAACAAGCCAACGACACGAAGGTCTGGCTCTGGTGGAGGAGTTCCGCCACTCATCACAACAATCTTGTTTTCTGTTGGCTCTTTATTTGCTGCCTCGTCGTGAGACAAAAGTTTCTTGATTATACGCCTAATCATGTTCTACCCCTTTTTTGTTAAAAACTCAAATACTGTTTTTTTGTTTTTGTTTAGAAAAACCATCGCACCATCCCAATCTTCATAATCAACAATTTCACTGAAATAGTTGCCATGTGTGTCGATAATGTTTTTAACAGCTTTCTTTTTGAAAAACTCAACTTCTTTTTCGTGCTGCTTCTCAAAAGCAACAATGTTATCTTTTTGTCCCTCTCCTTCTTCCATGCGAATAACAGCATAATTTTTTGCATAAGCAAAGTCTTCAAGACTTCTAGCAATAATAAATAGGCTGATAACCTGTGATACTCGCAATAGTTGCAGGCTTTTTCTTACAGATTTTAGAAAATAGAACGTTTGACAGGTAGAATACCCGAAAATGAAAAACAAAAAGTAAAATAACCAAGGGTGTTCCATAGTACCTCAAATAAAAAAACCATCAGAGTCACCCCTGATGGTTCATTATAACACCTCGTAAAGATTATGTCAAGAGTTTATTTGTTAGCGAGACGATTGAAAATACGCTCTGTAAGGGCATCAATGTTAGAAGCCTTCTTGTTCTCTGCCATAAGACGCTGAGCAACGCGAGCGGCGATACGATTGACGCGAGCCTCCATCATGTCACGCATTCCTGGCTCCTCATCGTCCATACTCATGTCCATTTCCATGTCACCCTCTGGGGCATCCATATCCATGTCCATCTCCATGTCAGCCGCTTCGTCATCACCTCCCTCGTCGGCTTCCATGTCCATGTCGGTGCTAACTTCCTCACCGGTGACATTCTCAAGAGCAGACTCAAGAGCGGAAAGGAAATCATCTAAATTAATCTGAACACCTGCACCTGCACCCATGTCCATGTCCATCTCAGGCTCGTCCATTGGCTCCTCAGCAGGCTTATCCATATCCATTGGCTCCTCTTCGGCAGCCATGTCCATCTCAACCTCTTCCTCTTGCTCTTCAAGAGACTTACCGGCAGGATCTTCGTCCTGAACGCTCTCGTCGTCCTCATCGCGAGCACCAGGAGGCATTCCATACATCTCTTCGAGACGCTCCTGACCAACTGGCTTCACGTTAGCAAGTTTCATGAAGCGACGAATCTCGGATTCGTTTAAAAGTGTCTTACGAGCCATTATAATTCTCCTTAAAAAATAAACTCAAATGTAAATAGTAAAATTATTAGATAAATACCTAAAAAGTTAAATTGTTTTTCTTTATATGTTTTCTTATCTTTGTAAGAGCACTGCTTTCAATTTGTTTTACTCTTGCATAAGAGATGCCCATACGCTCTGCGACTTGTCGCAAAGTCATGGGTCCGTTAATATAAATAGAAATCAAAGTACAATTCTGCTCTTTTTTATAATCTAGCCAATGCTTGCAATCTTTTTCATCACAAGGAGTGGCTGTGTCCATGCATCGTGTAGCACATTCTCTCATAAATCTGGAAACTCCTGCTCGATCATATCAAAGATATCTTCAACATCACCTTCGGAGAGTCCGTAATCTTTTAGGTTTTGTTGCCCTTCTCTTTGTGCTTTCTCTGCTTTATCTCTTTTAGTTTTACTAGTAATCGCAATTTCATTCGTAAATTCAATAATTCTTGGATCGTCATTGATAAGCCCTGAAATAATGTGACGAAAGAAAGCGGCTTGGGTAAGTCGTAGGTACTTTAGTTTCAATACCATCTGTGCGTGCCTATGGTCGTTTTCCATAAACACAACACGTTTTTCCATATGCCCGTAGTTATCATCAGCCATTACCACTTCCTGTTTACGATGTGTGTTTGGCTCTCGATAAGTCCGGCAGATGTCTGGCAGATAAACTTTGAAAGAACATAAAGATCGGTAAGATCTCTTGCCCCTGAATAACTAAATCCAGAACGAATGCCTCTCTCAAGGTCTGCTAAAACACTACTTACGGGTCCACGGCAAGGAATACGAGAAGTTACACCCTCATAAGAGTTATAAGTGCCCTTCCAGTCTACTTGTGCTTCCTTGCTTGCCATGCCCCTATAAACCTTCCATAGGCGACCATCAGGGTCCTCTAGTGTCTTTCCTGGTGCCTCTTCTGTTCCTCCTAGTAAAGAGCCGCACATCACAGCGTCAGCACCAGCAGCAAGTAGTTTTACGATGTCACCGCTAGTTCTAATACCACCATCAGCGATAAGGGCAACATTATACTCGGAAGACACCGGAACGCAATCTAACACAGATTGAAAAGTAGGAATTCCGTGACCTGTTTGGATCCTGGTGGAGCAGATACTATTATGAACAACAATACCCTGAATACTATAAGAATGATCTTTTTCTACTGTTAGATCAAATACCTTTCCTTTATGATGTTTTCTTTCTATCTTCTCGATCTCTTTTAGTCTAAATCTCATACTCTCTCTCCTACTAGTTCAACCAGCAAATGACGGCTCTTATCAAGGTGTTCAGCCTCAACCCAGTAAGCAAAATCGCCTAGGTTATCGTCATTTATTAGTTCAACATCGGTCTTATTTACGACATAATACTCGTGGTTCGTAGTGCTTTCGATCCCATTGATCACAATGATTTCTTCGTCACGATCAAACGACAAGGTATCAACAACAGGTTGGACATCACCAGTATGAGTATAAACTTTATCACCTACTTGGACATCTTCAATAGGCTTATCACCATCAGTAGTTCTTACCAAGGTTCCGGCAGTAAAGCAGCCTCCGCCGATTCCGACACGAATACTGTTGGCTCCCCACTCTGATAGATCTCTGAAAGCCTCTGCGGTTGCTACATTGCCTGCCATAATGTGAGGCTCGTCGCCAAGAGTATCTCGAATGGCTTTGATAGCATCCCTAACCTTCGTATGGTGTCCATGAGCAACATCAATACAAAGAGCCTTCGCACCAGCATAATAAGATGCTTGCGCTCGGTCAAGAAAGTCACCTGAAACACCAACAGCGGCTCCAACTTGGCAACCTTTCTTTACACAATAATCTACCCATTTGATTTGCTCTTCAATAGAAGCGTAACGATGAAGGATACCAAGACCACCAGCCCTGCTCATTTCAACAGCCATCTCTGGTCCCGTAACAGTATCCATCGGAGATGAAACAATAGGGAGTTCCAGCAATAAATCAAGTGAGAGTTCGGTTGAAATGTCAATTTCAGATCTTGAGTTGATAGACGAGAACCTTGGCTCAAGAAGAACATCATCAAGAGAAAGAGTTTTCTTATACATTACTTCTTCTCCTTGTTGATAAAATCTTCAATGTCCTTGGCAGTATACCAAGTCTTTTTATTTGGATCGCTGGGCTCTGGCATAACCCTAATCTTTGGAATCCTCCCATCATTCTGAATAAAAATAATAGTTGGAACACCCTGAAAGCCTAAGATCTTTTCTAACTGCAAGTAAT